CCCAATTTTCTGCAAAAGGGATTCAGAAAACAGGGGTGATAAATTAAAATTATCAATTGGCAGCAACATGAACAAAAAACCTATTGAACTGCATCTTTTGGCTGGCACAAAGCCTGATCATGACCCTGTGCAACTACCTGATTCAGTTAAGAGTCGCGTCCCGGTAGCGGAGTGGATGGAGAACCCTGCTGCGTGGAACAAGGTTGCATTCATCAAAGAGACATCAGACTTTCTGTGGGAAAGCTACGGCATTGGTTCCAAGCAGGATCGTCATACGCTGGCAATCCTTGCTGACCAAATCGACCTATACATCAAGTGCAGTCTGGCAATCGAGGCTGAAGGTCTAGTGTCTGAGAATAATGGTGGTAAGACTGTGGGTGCTAATGCTCACTTGTCGATCCGAAACAAGGCCACGACGCTAATCATCCAGTTGATGAACGAACTTGGTTTGACTCCAAGGGGCAGATTGTCCGGCAGCAAGGTTGAATCACAAACCAAGGTTGGCAAGTTCTTGCAAGGACCGATTGCGAAATGAAGTGGCAGGACGGTGTTGCATATGCGAATGCTGTAGCCAAGGGTGACATTAGTGCCTGCTCAGATGTGCGGCTGGCTTGCCAAAGGTTCTTAAACCATCTGGAAAACAAAGAGTGGGAATGGGTATTTGATGAACGATTCCCAATTCACGTTCTGGAGTTTGCCAGCACGTTGAAACATACGAAGGGTCCGCAAGCAGGGCAACCCATCGTTCTGGAGCCATTCCAAGTCTTGCTAATCTGTGCAGTCTATGGATTCCGCGCAAAGCGGGATATATCCAAACGCATGGTTACAGATGTGATCCTGTTTATTCCGCGCAAGGCTGGCAAGTCAACCCTGACTGCTGTCATTGCACTTTATGAGTTGCTGTGTGGTGAGTCGGGCGCAGAAGTCTTTACTTTGGCTACCAATCGTGAGCAAGCCACAATTGTGTTCGACGCTGCGAAGGGCTTTATCGAATATATGCCCATTGAGTTGCAATCCGAATTCTTGGTTAGCAAGTATGAGATCAAGAAGCGTGGTGATACTCAGTCCATGTTTAAAGCTCTTAGCCGGGACACCAAAAAGACTGGTGACGGTAAAAACCCATCGTGCGTGATTGTTGACGAAGCTGCTGCAATCGTAGATCGCAACAGTGTGGAAGTGCTGCACTCTGGTATGGTGGCTCGAAAGAACCCGTTACGCATTTACATCACCACTGCGTCATTCACTAAAGACACTAAGTTCTTTGAAGATTTCCAGATGCTCAAATCCATTCTGAATGGTGAGGCATCAGATAACCCCCGGTGGTTTGGACTGCTCTACACGCTCGACTTGCAAGACGATTGGCGCGATCCGGCAAATTGGGCAAAGGCCAATCCTATGCACGGCATTTCCGTGTTTGAAGAAGCTATCCAGCAACGCGCGTATGAAGCACAGCACAAGCCCGCAACACTCAACGAATTCTTGTGCAAGACTCTGAATATCTGGGTTAGTGCTAATAGCGCATGGATTGACCGAGCGCATTGGGACAATGCTGACGCAATCTATGTCACGCCAAGGGAAACCCCAGAAGCAGTCTTTATCGGATTCGACTTGGCAGCAACCCGCGACTTAAACGCCGTCTGCACATTGAAAAGATTTGATGAACAGGACTATGAGGCAGAGTGGAAATTCTTTCTGCCGGAAGATGCACTGCAATACATTCCAAAGCATTACATGGACATCTACCGCATGGCTATCGACAGTGGGCTATTGAAGCTGACTGAAGGCAATGTAATGGATGATCGGGAAATTTCCGACTACATCCGAATGCAATGTGAAAAATGGGAAGTGCGTGAAGTCGGATACGACGCATATAACGCTGCGTCGATGGTTGCTAGACTGCATGATTCTGGAATCCCTGTTAAAAAGGTTGGACAGGGAATGGCAGTGCTAAACAACCCGTCAAAGTATGTAGAAAAGTTGATTCTTAATCAGAAAATCAAACATAACGGCAATCCGTTTATTGGTTGGCAATTGAGTAATTGCGAAGTGTATACAGATGTCAACGGAAACATTAAAATTCGTAAGAATGAAGCAGATAAGTCTGCAAAAGTGGATGGAATAATTGCATTAATTATCGCGGCACATTGCAGTCTTGATAACCCATTTGTGTCTAATAGCTTTGGGTTCCGCGCATTTTAAAGGGTAAAAAATGGCAATCCTCGACATTTTCAAGCGCAAAAAGACTAGCGAATCCAACACTGTATTGGGTCAATTGCAACTTGGTAACCAAGTTGTTTACAGCACCAATCAGCAGCAACCGACTGCTACGCAATTGCTGTATGTCACTACGTCCAGTACCACTATTGCTGGTCGCGCAATTGATATGTCGGCACTTACCCGCAACAGCACCATCATGGGCTGTGTGGGCGTTAAGGCTCGGACGCTGGCGCAATGCTCGCTGAGTGTGGTTGCCAAAAACGAAGATGGCACTTTTGTCGATGCAATCAAAGACCCTAGCGTAGGGATTAGAGACAAAAACAAAGCAAAGCAAGTATTGGCATTGTTGCAAAGCCCTAACAACTTTCAGAGTCAATATGAGTTCTGGTATCAATGGTCGATGTGGCAAGACCTAGCTGGCGAATCGTTTACCCTTTGGTGGCGCAAGGATCAGAAAGACCCAAGCCAGACTCCGATTGAAATGTACAACCTCGACGCAACCCTGATTAGCGTGGTGCTAAGTGCTACTCGCTATCCGGTTTATCGACTGTCAACTCCTGCGTATGGGTTTACTAAAGACCAACCGCTTGAGTCGCACCAAGTCATGCACATTAAAGAAGCTGCATGGCAGGGTTCGTCTGGTTTCAACAAAGGCATTCTGGCAACGGAACTTGTCGCGTTGGATCAGGACATCGACGTATACGCAAACTTCATCATGCAAAACGGTGCTAAACCGTCGGGCTTGTTTATGACGGAACAAGTTATCCCGGATGCAAAATACAAAGAAATTGCGGCTCGACTGAAAGAAGCGTGGAACCAAATGACTGGCTCCCGCAATGTTGACCAGAGTAAGGCTGGTCAGGGGATGCTGCTTGACCAAGGCATGAAATATCAGCCAATTGATATGCTGACTCTGCAAGACGCACAAACCGCAGAGTTGAAAATTCAAACCATGAAGCGTATTTGCGGTCTATTCGGTGTGCCTCCTGCAATGCTTGGCATTCAAGACCAGAAATACAACAACACTCAAACGATGCTGGATGAGTTTTATAAGACCACGATGTATCCAATGATTATTAACATTGAACAAAAGTTGAAACAGCATTTGTTCAAGGGTTATCCTAATTTGCATATCCGATTTGACACTAAAGATTTTGTCAAAGGTGCTGCACTGGATCAGATGAACTTTGTTGTTGCTGGTGTTAATGCTGGAATCATGACGCCGAATGAGGCGCGTGAGTATTTGAACATTGCCAACATTGATGGTGGCGATAGTTTGAAAGATGACAGTAAAGCTGCGGCTCCGATTTCTGGAACTAGTCCGCAGGATACTGGTGGTGGCGGCGGCAGTCAGTCACGCAAGATGAATATTGGCAAAACATGATAGCTACAAAAATTGCATTGGCATGGCTTGCTAGTCAGAAGCGCAAGCCTAATGGTATTATTCCTAAAATTGATACCACTACCCATAAGATAACTGACGATAATCAATCCATTAAGGATGGGGTGGTAAATGAAAACTCTAAATCTAATCTGCGAAGCGAAACTCCGGGTTCAAGAAGGCGCGGACGAAAGCCAAAACTGCGGCAAGATTGAGGCGCGTGTAACGACTTGGGGTGCGCGTGAAGGCGCAGATGGTCGCCGCTTCAATTATCAGCCGGAAGGTTTTAAGGCATGGTGCGAAGAATTCCACGCTACTGGCAAGCCGCTTCCAATGTTCCTAAATCACAATGACATGGGAATGCCTATGGGCGAGTGGAACGAATTTGAATTCGACGCTGAAGGCATGACTGCCAAAGGTCGTATTTACATGAACACTGTGGGCGGTAGCGATCTGTATTCGGTGCTAAAAGAATCGCCGGATATGTTCGGTGGCGTTTCTGTGGGTGCATACGCCGAGGAAGCAAAGATGGTTGATGCTGACGGCAACGATGCAGAACCGGATGCTGAAGAAGCCTATTTTCAAATTACCAAGGGTGGACTGCGTGAAGTATCCGTAGTCATGTATCCAAACAATCCAAAAGCGGAAATTCAAAAGCTGGAATGCTTTGATGCAGAAGGCCAATTGAATCCGCGCAGTCTTGAAAAGGTCTTGCGTGACGCAGGACTTTCAAAGAAGGATGCGACCACCGCGTCCAGTATCGTCAAGCGCGCTCTGACCGAACGTGTTGACGCTGCACCAACTCCGGGTGAGCCGGATGCGGTGGTAATCGAAGCCGAAATCCTTGCCGCGTTGGATCGACGCGCACTGGAAAAGGCACTTCAAAAACGCATTGAAAAAGGTAATTAAAATGGAAAAAATTATTGAAAAGCTCGATCAAATCGAGTCGGCAAATGTTGCCGCAGTAGAGTCGGTTAAGGCTGAAGTCGCCACCACTCTTGAAGCCGTTAAGGGCGAAGTCGCTGAAAAGATTGCTGCTCTGGAAGCCAAGGTCGCATCGGTTTCGGCTCCGGCAATTATCAAGACTGCCAAGACTGTTCGTGCTGATGTGAACCGCATGGTTGCCGAGCAACTGCGCGATTTCACCAAGTCGGCCCGCGCTATCGAAAAAGAAATCAAGATGTTCGAAGACGAAAGCCAATACGAAGCGTTCATGAACGAAGCCTCGGCTCTGACGGGTTCGGGTGCTGGCGTTGGTGGTCGTACTGCGTATGATCCGGTCTTTGTCCCGTTGCGTCTTGAAAACCCGCTGCGTGGTGTGTCGCGTAACGTCTCGACTGACGGCGCAACCTATCAGTTCCGCGCCAAGGTTGGTGATGCTGGTGCTGCTTGGGGCTATGCAATCCAGAACAACGGTACTGCTACCACTGAA